AAATGAAAAAACTGGAAAAATTCTTTAAGTCCTCAAAATAAATAATATATTAATTCATATTTAAAGAAAATAAGAGAGAAATAAAAATTAAAATAAAAATTAAAATAAAAATTAAAATAAAAATTATAATTAGTATTTCAAAATAGTTAAATAATATTATTATAATATATATTATGCCAGGTGGTTTATTGAATATAGTAGCATATGGACAACAAAATATAATATTAAATGGAAACCCATCAAAGACATTTTTTAAATGTGTTTATGTTAAATATACAAACTTCGGATTACAAAAATTTAGAATAGATTTTAATGGTCAACGAACATTGAGATTAACAGAAGATTCTAAATTTACATTTAAAGTTCCTAGATATGCAGATCTATTAATGGACACATATTTGGTTATCAATTTACCAACCATATGGAGTCCTATATATCCGCCACAAGTTTGCAAAGATGAATGGATTGAGTATGGATTTAAATGGATTAAAAACTTAGGAACACAGATGATAAGAGAGATTCACATGTCAATTGGAGGACAAACAATTGCTAAGTTTTCTGGTCAATATCTTTATAATTTAGTAGAGAGAGATTTTAGTGATGTTAAAAAACAACTATACTATAAAATGACTGGAAATGTTCCAGAATTAAATGACCCCGGAAATACTAATGGAAATATTAATATGTATCCAAATGCTTATTATACACCAACATCTAAAGGTCCTGAACCTTCAATTAGAGCCAGAAAACTTTATATACCAATCAATGTTTGGTTTACATTAAATAGTAAAATGGCTTTGCCATTAGTAGCATTACAATATAATGAATTGCATATAGATGTGACAATTAGACCTATACAAGAATTGTTTACAATTAGAGATATTGGAAATGAAAACGGAATTTATCCATATGTTCAACCTAATTTTAATAATCCATTGCAAGGATTTTATAGATTTTTACAACCACCACCAGATATTTCATTGGATTTTAACTCGTATACAGATCAGAGAACCAATTGGAATGCAGATATACATCTTATATCTACTTATGCCTTTTTATCTGACAATGAAGTTAAAGCATTTGCTGCTAATGAGCAAAAATATTTAATTAAAGATGTTCATGAATATAGTTTTTATAATGTCACTGGTAGTCAAAGAGTCATATTAGACACCTTAGGAATGGTATCAAATTGGATGTGGTATTTTCAACGAAATGATGCAAATTTAAGAAATGAATGGAGCAATTATACTAATTGGCCTTATGATTTTTTACCATATCCACCTATAAATGCTGAATTAAGCAATCAAAAAATTATTAATCCATGTACTCCTTTAGACCCTCTTACTAATATTGGACCTGCGTACAATCCAGATGGAACTAATACTGGTTTTTTTATTACACCTGAATATACTCCACAAAATGAGAAAAATATTTTAAGAAATCTCGGAATATTAATGGATGGAAAATACAGAGAAAATGTGTTTGACGCAGGTGTCTACAATTATGTAGAGAAATACATTAGAACAACTGGAAATGGTCAAGATGGTTTATATTGCTATAATTTTTGTTTAAATACAAGTCCATTTGAATTTCAACCAAGTGGGGCTATGAATATGAGCCGATTTACAACTATAGAATTAGAATTTAATACGATTTATCCTGTATTAGACCCTTCGGCTGCCTTTTATACTATTTGTGATCCTAATACAGGCACTATTGTCGGAGTTAATAAACCATCTTGGATTATATATGACTATAACTTTGATTTGAATGTTATGGAAGAGAGATATAACATATTAACATTCATTTCTGGAAATGCTGGATTAGAATATGCAAGATAAATAAAATAAAATAAAATAAAATAAAATAAATTAAATAAATAAAATAAAATAAATTAAATAAATAAAATAAAATAAAATAAATTAAATAAATTAAGTTAAAAATATATGTTAGTTCTTTTTATTAAGTAAAATAAAAAAATTGAAATACTTTTTTATTTTGCAGCATAAATTACAACCTTTAAAAACCCGAGTTCGAAACTTTTAAAACGCGAAAATGACTGATTTCAATATGACTGATGTTGCTTCATCTTTGGCTACTATTTCCGATGAAATTGTTCATGATTTTATTACTGATGATTTTGTCAGTAAATTGGGACTTGTTATTAGAAAAGCTCAGGAAGGAAAAACATCAATTTGCATCCAGACAATTACTAAAGATAAAACTAAAGATATTCATATTGTATTGACTATGAATACTCTCGCTTCTGGTATGCAATTCTTTGGACGCATGGAAGAAAAAATTGGTTCGGAAAATATTATCGTGTTTAACAGCAAACGCAAGACTGCTGGCAATTGTAAACATGCGAAATCGGTTGATGACATTATGCAAATTATTCGTCAATTCCCCATAAAGGTAATCGTTTGTTGTGCTAATGAAAAACGCATTCGTGATTCCATTCCGAGAATTTTTACAACTGTTGCTGATTCTATTCAACTTAAAAATCGCAAGTTTGTTATTCATATTGATGAAGCACATAGGTACATTCCGGAAAATCGTCAAAGCATTATTGATTACAATGAAAATAATACTGTAGAGAGTATTATAGGCTATACGGCATCACCTGATAACATATGGAACAATCGTCATGGACCTCTTTTTGAGAATATTCTTATACGGGATGTTGAACGAGACCTCCAAATTGTTCGCTCACCTCAGTATTTTGGAGTCAATTGTTGCGATTTTATAGTTGAAGATGCAACTGTTATTGATTCGCTTGAGCGTGAGATTGATGAAATGAAAACTACTTACATTGATGAAAGAGTTCTTGAACGTTCTTACACAAATTCTAAAACTCAAAGATGGTTTGGTTCCAAGTATCGCTTTAACTTTGGAAATGAGCTGCTTTTATTGAATTATTTTGAAAATATTGCTCTACCTAAATTGAGCGAGATTGTTTCGGATAATGAATTCAGTTATCATTTTGTTCCGGCGTATATGAGAAAGGTGACACACTATCATATTACGGATATTTTGTTGAATCGGTTTCCTACATCAAATGTCATTGTCATCAATGGAAATGGTACGGTTTTGTTTCGCAATGGCAGCCAAGGAACTTCCCAAAGAATTAATTCTCTTGATGAACTGAAAAGTATCATTACTGATGACGATGAGAAAAAAAAACTTTTGGAACCATCATATGTTGTCCAAAAATTAATTGAACCGTTTCCTAACTGCCCTACATTCATAACTGGTTATAGTTGTGTTAATATGAGTGTTACACTTATCAACGAAACTATTGGAAATTTTGATTCTATTGTGATGGCACATCAACATTTAAAATCTGATGACCTTTATCAGTTGTGTCGGTTTCTGTTTACTTACTTGCATTGGTCTGCTGAAAACAAAGCGAAAATCAAAAAAACTAAGTTCTACTCTTTGACGCAAGAAGTTGTTGATATTTGTCTTGATTATGAAAAACATATTGAACGTCTTGCTGATAGCGATTTCGCAGGGAGAACAGTTTCTTTACCTGAAATAGTCGGTGAGATGCCTAATGAGGAACCCAGTTATCGCGAAGAAAAGAAGTTGGCACTTGCATCTGTTACTTTTGCGAATGAAAAAAAATGGAGAAGGTTTAAGGTTTATGATGGCAATGATGACGAAACATGGCAAATTGCAAATGAATTTTATCGGGTGGTTACTGGCAAAGATTTGAATGGTAAAACAAAACCTACTAAAAGGGATGATGGGTTTTACTATTGCTCTACTACGAAAAAGTTAGCCAAACAAAGTGATATTGATATCAAAAAGATGGAAAACCAATCGTGGCAAAGCACATTTCAACTTGTTCGGGATCAACTTACTTATGCGCGTGTATTTGTCGGATATGATGACCTTGAGAACCCGGATGAATACACTATTCACATAAAGTATGTTAATTTAATGCGTACTCCTGAAAATAGAGCAACGTTGCAGAAATATGGAAAAGGTAGCAATGACAAAAGTGATGGTAGCAAAAGTGACTCGACTACTTCTTCAGCTGAAACATCAGAAGATTAAAAAACTAAATTCAATAAAATCAATAAAAATTGCGTGCGTTGTGTTGCGTGTGTTGTGTTGCGTGCGTTGTTTTACTTTAAAAAAACAAATATAGTGGTGGTTTGTCACTATATTTTTTTTATGATTTCAACATTTTAATTATTCGAACAATTATAATGGGATGATAGTTAAATTATAGTTAAATTATAGGTAAATAAGAATTAAATAAAGTTATTATTGTTTTACACCTTTGGACTATTAAAACGCCGACTTGTCGGCGTGATATCAGTCACAAAGTAACAGTTACCAAGGTCATTTTAAATGTCCAAAGGTGTAATATTTTGAATTGAGAAATAAATTATATGTTAGTTTCTTTTTGTCATGAAAACTAAAAAAAATTGAAATAGTTTTTATTTATTTTAATAAAATAAAACTTTTTAAACACACCAACATGTCTACTAAGCCGTATGGAAATTACACGTTGTCGGAAATGCGTCGAATGCTTGAAGAAAGAGATAGATTTCAACGCGAGAAAAGAGAACTTGAAGAAGCAATGAAAAAAAGTTTCATTGAAGAAAAAAATAGACAAATTAAAAAATTGTTTGAATCTCTTTCAATGACTACAAACTGGGATGAATTTCGCGAGGCCAAATTTCAAATCTTCAAAGACATGAAGAGAGAATTTGAAAATAATGTTCAAGAATATGATGAAGACCGACGATCAAATGAAGAACATCAAGAACATCAAAAATATCAAGAATATCAAGAACGCCAAGAAGAACGCCAAGATGAACAAGAAAATAAAAAAGATGAAGCTGATGATGAAGAAATAGAGGTATGTAGATGGAAGCACAACGGTAAAAAATACTTGAAATCAATTGAAGGTGAAAATAAAGTATATGATATTAAAACGCATGACTTTATTGGCATTTGGAATCCTATTAAAAATATAATCGAAGAAGAGCAGGTAAATTCAAATGATGAAACCGTTGAAGATAGCGGTGAAGACGAAGATGAAAATACTGAAGAAGAACGCTTTTATGATGTAGAAGATTCATATTTTGATGATGTTTCTACTATATATTCTGAAGATGAAAAAATATCATCTATGCAACCAAAGAGAAATGAAAATGTCTTTTTGAAAAAGAGGGTAAATGTCGATAGAAGTGTTAGTTTGTCACTCATTCCCGAAAATGCTCTTCTTGCTGCCGCTTATCGCAATAAAAATGGAATAATTAAACATTTTGAAATTGTTAAAAAAGGTAAGAAATTTGTTAATAGAAATGAAAAAAATATTAAATACGATAGTTTGAATAAAGCGTCTCAGCATTTCTTGAATAAATATGGCTTCAAAAGTAAAGGCAGTGCATGGAAGACGTTTAGTTTAAAAAATGTTAAAACAGGTGAATTGGTTTCAATTGACAACATCAATGAAGAACGGTATTTTGAAAAAGGGTTACTAAAAAAATCTGATTTTACAGTAGTTAGATGAATAAGAACATTTTAGATTTAGATTTAGATTTAGATTTAGATTTAGATTTAGATTTAGATTTTGGATAAAAAGTTATTAATAATAATATTTTTTTACAAATTATTATAAACAACTATTAGCTGCTGGTAACCCGCATTCAGTAAAAGTATTAGTAATATTAGCAGAACATAACATGTTGCCTGGATAACGTAAATTATAACCAGTTTTTTCATTGTAGATTTTACTAAGGTCATTCATATTTTCATCTAAAACTTTTGCTTTAATATTAGAATTCATAGCAGTACTGTCGTCAGCATTTCCAATAGGAGTATCATTATAAACAATGTCTGGCATATCCATCGTGTCATTTTGGTCTTGGGCTAATCCTGGATTTAAATTTTGCATTTTTCTAAATCCTATGCAAGGAACTTCTACTTTTGTTTTTCCGCAACCTTTACAACAATCATCGTATTTACATTTGTCTAATGGACTTTGGCATTCATATGGACATTTCATATAACATTTTCCATCAGGATTTTTATAAATAGACGATTCACAATTATTTGAAAGAAATCTAGGTTTAATACAACCAGGCATACATCTATTATCTTGACATAATCTTACGCCATCTGCTGGTGAACGTTCCATGCCTTCTTTAACATTCAATCTTTTTTTTATAATCAAATATGTATAATAAAATAATATAATTAAAAAACCTAAAGTTACAAAACCTCTTTTAAATTTAAAGAAATTCATAAATGAATTTATAAAATTATTCATAATTTTTTTCATATATATAAACAATTAATAAAATTAATTTATCTTTAAATATATATGTCTGAAACGTCTAGTTTAATAGATGAAAAAAAAAATCAACAAATAAATGAAAAAGAACAAGAAAAAAATGTAGATTGGATAGGTTTTTTTAAAGCTACACTAGTTAATATGATATATGTTATTATTTGGGCGATGCTTGGATCAAATCTTGTATATTTTTTACACAGTGATTTAGATGCTCTTTTTCCAGATAATAGAAATATGCCACCATATTCAAATCCAAAAGAATCTTTAAAAACCAGATTTATTGAAATGGTAGGGATGCAAAAGGCAGGCATGCAAAAGGGCGGAAAATATAGGAAAGAAAACAATATTTGTGTTTCTGATTATAAAAATAATGAAATAACGCCTGGATTAATTTCACTAAGACAAAAATTAGGAATGAATGAATTAAGCGCACCTTATAGTGGAATAACAAATGAATCTGGCATAAAGGCATTATTTAGTAATCTATTTGGTTCTTCGGCAAGATATTCTTATATAATGGGTAGACGATTAATCAAAACATTTTTTAAAATGTTAAGATTAGAAAGCGGTTGGGGGGAAACAATTTTATTTTTATTAATTCCATTTTTTATATTTATTATGGTTTTCCAAGTACCATTCTTTTTTGGATTATTTACTACTATATGGGGTGAAATAACGAGTAGTTCGTTTGGTTGGTTATGGACATTTTGGTTTTCATTTCTTTTTGGTTTACCATTTATATGGGCAGCATTAGTTGGTGTTTCACAATCCATAAATTTTTTTATGACAATTTTATTTTTACCAATTTTTGCTGATTTTGGAAAGGTGAAAGAAATATTAGGTTGCAATACCCATTTATTTAATGGATTATTTTGCCTATTAACAATTTCATCAGCATTTACACATTTAGATGGTCTTCTTGCTTCTATAATCACAGTTGTTATGTTTTTTTTGTGGTATATGAGAAAATAATACTTTTATAGTTTTATAGTTTTATAGTTTTATTAGCATTTTATAAATATTAACAAATAATATATAAAAATAATTAATTATAAAGAATTATAATAATATTATGGTAAATAAAAATAAAAATAAAAATAAAAACAAATTAAAAACTAATATTTCTCAATTACCTTTTGTAAGTTTATGTACTCCTACATTTAATAGACGACCGTTTGTTTCTTCAATGATAGATTGTTTTAATCATCAAGATTATCCTAAAGATAGAATGGAATGGATTATTATTGATGATGGAACAGATAAAATAGAAGATTTAGTTAAACACATTCCCCAGGTTAAATATTTTAAATATGATGAAAAAATGAGTTTGGGTAAAAAAAGAAATTTAATGCATGAAAAAACAAAAGGTGATATACTTGTTTATATGGATGATGATGATTATTATCCTCCTAATAGAGTTTCACATGCTGTAGAAACATTAACAAACCATCCAGAAGCATTATGCGCTGGTTCAAGTCGCATGTATATTTATTTTAAACATATTAATAAAATATGGGCATTTGGTCCTTATGGTCCTAATCATGCAACTGCAGGTACATTTGCGTTTAAGAGAGAATTATTAAACCAGACAAAATACGAAGATGGTGCTGCTATTGCAGAAGAAAAGGCATTTCTTAAAAATTATAAAATACCATTTGTTCAATTAGATCCATTAAAGGTTATTTTGGTTTTTTCACATGAACATAATACATTTGATAAAAGAAAATTATTAGATATGCCTCATCCTGACTTTTGTAAACCATGTGATTTAACAGTTGATGATTTTATTAAAGAACCAAAACTTAAAAACTTTTACATGAATGAAATAGATAAGTTAATTAAAGATTATGAGCCAGGACGCCCTGAAATGAAACCTGATGTTTTAAAACAGATAATAGATATTGAAGATAGACGTAAGAGAGAAATTGAAAAATATAATCAAAATAATCAAAATAATCAAAATAATCAAAATAATCAAAATA